TGTTAAGCAAGGTAAAACAAACGTTAATGATTTTATGCATACTTGGGTTGCAAATGGTATAGACGCATATGCTGCTAAAGAAGGACATAATGTTATATTTTTATTTAATCCACAAACTTTGAAGGGCGGTGCAATTGCAGGGAAAGCCGGCGCAGCAGGCGCAAAGTTTTATCAATTACAATCAGGCAATAAAGGACCATTTGATTATGATTGGGATGTGTCTTGGACTCAGATGGGTTATCACCAATATGTGCCGAGATTACAATTAATAGATAAAGGATATTCTCAAATTACTCCAAATTTAAATCTTGCAGATGTTAAAGTAAGAGCAGCGATGTCACCTTATCTTTCATCTATTAAAGCATATACAACCGACTCAAAAGGTGAGGCAAGAAAGGCGCTGCCGGGTGGAGCATTTACAGCTGTTCTTAAGAAACTGAAGCCCATCATCGGAGTTACGAATCACAATACCGATAAAAACAAAATAGCAATTGTTAAAGCTTTAGACTCATATTATAAAGGTGATAACACCAAAGCTGGAAGACTTTCTCCAAAGGGAGGATTTACAGGTTTAACAAATAGTCAATTATCCCAGAATGAAAAAACAGCAATTAAAACGGCCATAGATAACTTTAAGAAAATATTAGAAATAAAGTAATTTGATGAAATCTTATAAGCAGTTTCTTGTAGAAGCTTCAGGAAAAAATCTTCATATGGAACATCTCGAAGATGAGGTGTTGAATGGTGGTGTTAATGGTACTAGAGGTGCTATTAATTTTTTAAGATCACTAAGAGATATGTTGGCTGGTAATAATAGAGAAGCTGTTAATGTTACAGTTAAATGGGATGGTGCACCCGCTATATGCGCAGGCATTCATCCTAATGGTAAATTCTTCGTTGATTATAAATCGATGAGGCGTCCATGTTTTACTCAATCGGACATAGACGAACACTTTGTTGGAAGTCCACTTCATCCTAAAATGAGTGCTTTATTAGAACACTTACCTAAGTTAAATATTCCAGGTAATATTTTTCAAGGCGATGTTCTTTGGACCACCAATAAAGAAAAGAAGATACAGACAATTGATAATGAAAAGAGTATTACTTTTACACCTAATACTATAACATATGCGGTTCCTTTAAATACTGAATTGGCTAAACAAATTATTGCCGCAGAAGTTGGGATTGTTTTTCATACAACATATAGAACAGCGGGGCAAGAAGACTTAACTGATCTTAAAGCTGAATTTGGAGCAGATATAAATCAATGGTCATCACATAAAGATGTTTGGGCAGTTAATGCCGACTTTACTGATTTAAGTGGGACCGCGACATTTACTGAATCAGATACTACCAAAGTTACTAAAATGCTTTCCGAATTAGGAAAAGATTTTAATAAAGTTAATGGAAGATTTTTAGATAATATATCAAAAGATAATATTATTAGAACACACATTAAAACTTTCATGAACACAAAAGTTAGAGAAGGCGAATTTGTTGACAATTATAAAAAATCAGCAAAAGATTGTGTTAAATGGATTGAGAATAAAATGCAGAAAGAGGTTGGGAAGTTAAAGTCTGAAAGAGGTAGGCAAAGAAAACAAATGACTGTTGATGGATATATGAAAACCTTAAACGGTTCCATGGATCAAATAGAGATCATATTTCGATTAATGTCATTAATAAACAATATAAAACTTTTTATAGTTGAGAAGTTAGAAGAAGTCAAAGGTATAACAAAAACCTTTATAAGAACACCATATGGTTATAAAGTAACTAAGCCAGAAGGTTTTGTAGCTATTGATACTTTTGATAATCAAAAGGGTTTAAAATTAGTTAACCGGATGGAATTTAGTAGAATAAATTTCACCGCAGAAAAGGATTGGGACCAATGAGACCTATTTTTACAAAACAATCTGAACCATTAGAAGAGGGATCTCAATGGTCAGAAAAATTAACAGATGCTCTGATGGAATGCATTGAAAAAAGTCCAGATCGGTATAAAAATAAATTAGCCCAAATTTACGAAGACTATATGGAGAAGTTTGGTAAGCAATCTAATATGCGAAGGATTCCCCCAATGTTGCAAGATATGTTCCGCGCAATAGAAGAGGGTTCTGATGCGAGAGTTAACCGCGATCAATAATGAAATCTTTTTTACAATATCTGGAAGAATCAGCGAATAAGGGATTAACTATTTTTGATATAGATGATACCCTTTTTCATACAAAGGCAAAGGTCTTTGTAAAAAAGAATGATGAGATTATTCATACATTAAATAATCAAGAGTTTAATACATATAAACTCAAAGCGGGTGAAGAGTTTGATTTTGGGGAGTTCAGATCAGCAAAGCTTTTTAGACAAACTTCTACACCAATTGGAAAGATGATTGCAAAGGCTAAGGCTATAGTAAAAAATGCCATACCGAGAGGTTCTAAAGTTATAATGGCTACTGCGAGATCAGATTTTGACGACAGGGATACTTTTTTAGATACATTCAGAGCCCATGGAATAGATATCGATAAGATATACGTAGAACGAGCAGGAAATTTAAATTTAGGTTCTGCAGCAAAGAATAAAAAAGTTATTTTTCAAAAATATTTAAAGTCAGGGATGTATAAAAGAATTAGGTTGTTTGATGATTCTAAAGAAAATTTAAATTCTTTTATGTCTCTCTCAAAAAAATATCCGGATGTAGACTTTGAAGCATATTTAGTAAAAAAGAATGGGAATACTTCGACTTTTAAAGCATAAAATATTATGAAAGAAACTTCTGGTCAAGGCCGGATCAAGAAAATAATTGATAAGTCACCGGAATTAATAAATGGTTTAGAATTTAGTGAGATACTAGATAATTTATTTCCTAGGCTAAAAGATCATGGTTTTAGTAGGAACTATATAAGTATATTAATACATAAATTAGTTGCTAATAATCCGAAAAGAGCCACTCTGGGAGACGCGGGAGATTTTTTTTATATTAAGGATGAACGATATTTTGTTTATACTGGAAATGAAGATGTTGAAACTTTTTATTATGATAAGGAATTAGCAAAAAAGACTACAAAGGCGTATCAAGATAGTCGAGCTATTAAATATGAAGAATTTATTAATGGGTATAAAGAATTAGATTTTGAATTACCAAAAATTGAAGAAACTGGTAAAAAGATTTTAATAGTAGCTCAATGTTCTAAATCTAAACGATTATCAGAAAATAAACAAAGTGCCATAGATTTATATGATGGCAAAGAAATGAGAATTTATAAGAAATTCTTAGATAGTCCGTTAAAAGGAACAACGCTTTTTGAATCTAATGAAGTATATAAAAATAAAATAGATTTTTATATTTTATCTGCTGGTTATGGGTTAATTGAAGGATTTACTAAAATTAATCATTATAATAATTCCTATAATAGCATAGATAAACGTGATGCTGTTAGATTCGGTAGAGATACGAAAGTACGAGAAACATTAGATAAGTTGATAACAACGAATGAGTATGATATAGTTTTTATATGTTTGGCGAGATCATATTTAAATATTTTAGATTTGAAAATCGATTTTAGTTATAAAAACACAAATATCATATTTTTAACATCGCCAAAGGTTTTAAATTGTACTATACAAAGACCTATGGGAGATAATGTAAATTTTATGTTTGTTAAGCACCCAGAACATACTGGTGTGCATTCAGTTCCTCAAATAGCATTAAAGGGGAAAGTTTTAACAACATTTATAAAAAATAATGGATTAGATAATCTATTAAATAATTTAAATCATTTTCAAGAATATATAGATAATGGTTCGGTGAAATAGGAGAAAAAATGTCATTATGGACAAGATTCACTTCATGGTTAGCAGGATGGCCAGAAGGTGCACCAAGAAAAGATCACAGGAGTGATAAAGATGAAGATATGTTGTTTCAAGCACAGGAACAATTATCAAAACAACATCCTCCGACTAAACCTTTAAAGTTGATGAATAAACGTGAACTAGAGGAATATGGAAGAACTATTGGTCTTGAATTGGATAGACGAAAAACTAAAGCATATTTAATTAAAGAAATAGGAGAACATAGTGGCTGAGAAGATTAATTATTTTGGTGATGGTCCTTTTTCAGGAGAGTATAGTAATTTAGCACAATCCGTGAAAAGAATCGCAGATAAAAAAGCCCAAGGATTCCTGGCTGGATGGGATCAAAAACAAGTTACAGATATGAAAGAGCAAAGCGCGAATAAATCCGTTGCTGATGCTTATATAACTAAAGTTGTAAATCCAGAACAAGAACTCAAGAAAGAGATCGAAGAGAAAGAATGACAACATTCTCCAGATTACGCGAAGGAAATTTACAGACCGCTGTATTTACTTTTGGAAGATTTAATCCGCCCACTATCGGGCATGAGATTTTGGTTGATAAAGTAGCGACTGTAGCTAAACGAAATAGATCAGATGCATTTGTTTTCGCAAGTTCCACGCAGGATAAAAAAAAGAATCCATTAGATTATAAAGAAAAAATCAAATGGATGAAGAAAATGTTCAAAGTAAAGGGTCAAAACATTTTCAATTATTCAAATAAAAAACCTGCAGATGTATTGCAAGTTCTTTCATTATTACATGATGAAGGATTCGAACATGTTGTTATGGTTGTAGGTAGTGATAGAGTAAATCAATTTAAAAAGCTATTACCTCAATATAATAATGTTGAAGATAAGCCTCATGGTTTTTATAATTTTAAGCAGATAGATGTAGAAAGTGCTGGTGAAAGAGACCCCGATGCAGATGACGCTTCCGGTATGTCAGCATCTAAACTAAGATCTCTTGCTGTAGATAGCGATTTCGACGCATTTAAAACGGGTTTACCAGATACTTTAAGCGAAAGAGATAAAAGAAGCTTGTATCAAGCATTAAGAAAACAAATGAAACTAAGTGTTATGGAAAAACAGATAAAAGAAAAACTTGATCACGTTGGTGTTCCCAATGCAGATATAAAGCGACCACAATGGAAGACTAAGAAATTACCTAGTCCGAGTAAGAAGGATAGCACAGCACAGTCGAATGCTTTTATAGGTAAAATGATGCCAAAACAAAAGCCCGTCACGTTGCCGAAGACGGATGTTGATGAATCTCTATGGATAGAAAAAGTTGAATTTGAAGGAGAAGTATATCATGTAGATGATAAGGCTGCTAAAATATTTGAATATATTAAAACGTTACCGTATAGCTCAAGAGAAGTTGATTATATTAAAGGATGTTTAAAAGAATGTAATGAGTTTTTTGATAGTCTTACAGAGATAACAGAAAGGGCTCGGCTTTGGCAACTTTCGAAATTGAGAGAAAACATCAAAAAGACAAATGATTATATTGTAGTATTAGATGAAGGATCTGGAATGATTGATTTTAACAGGGCGGATTTTTCATATCTACATGAAATGGTAGATAAATTACCTGTAAATGAAGTTGATTTAAAAGATCCTGTTAGCAATAAATTACAAAAGCTTCTTGGATTAAAGGAATGGAATAAAGAACGGGCCGGAGAAGGCCAACAGTTAGAAATCGGAACAGATAAATATAAAAGATACTGCGTAGATTTGACTCCGGGACAGGAGTTGGAATCAGAGTTAGATAAAAAAAGAATACAACAAACAGAAAGATATAATAAAATTCTTTCTAAAATAATTGCAAGTAGGAGCAAGTAATGGATTGGTCAAAATATTATCCCGCAAATTATAGTGCGATAACAGCTGAAGATGTTAAACAGATTCTGGAAAAGAAAATCGCTCCTGTTGAAGATAACGCCAATGATACATCAGTTAATGAAGTTGATTCATCCGGCATAGATATGTATGATAATAAAAGAAAAGAATCAGAGAGAAGGAAGAAGGCTAGAGAAACTCCTTCTTCTCCAGAAACTCAAGCTAAGCTTAAAAGGGCAAGAGCAGGAGAAGTTGTTGATGAACTCTCAAAAGAACCCGGCGGTATATTACAACGCGCAGCAGGTGCAGCAAAGAAGGATGCTGCATTACAAAGAGACGCACAAGATTGGGCAAAAAGACGAGGAACAGACACAGGATTCCACGGTAAAAAGGCAGCAAAGAGAGAGAAACAAGCCGGAAAATTCAGTGCCGCTGTCGATGTCAACCAACGGAATACAGCTTTTAAAAAGGAAGATAACACCGATATTGAACCTGTCGATGAAATAAGTGCTGCAATGGCAGATAGAGCCGCTTCAGAAGTAGACAGAAGTGACGGTACAGCGTCAGATCCAAGGCCATCAGCAGGAGCAAAGCGAGGAAGAAAATTCGATGCTTATGCTGATAGAAAGCAGAACCCTAAGAAAGGCGATAAACCAGGATCAGCCGCAAAAGCCGCAAGTGCTGCTGCTGATAGAACGGAAGATGCGCAAGATGATGCAAGAGCAGCTTTTGCTCAAGGTGATGATGCATATGCATATCATCAAGCAGGGAAGAAAAAAGAACCCGAAAAGAAAAAAGTAAATATACCAGCGCCAAAAGATAAGCAAGAAAGAGACCGAGATGCTTGGCGCGCTAAAAGAGAAAGTTGGTACCCAGTTGATGAAAAAAGATTGAATCAGAAAAGGAAACATAATAGAAAAGATTACAGAGATGATAATTTGAAGAAGAAGGTAAAAGGAATAGAAGAGCCAGATTTTTCCAAGGAACAAGATACAGTAACTACTATGGAATGGGCTACAAAAGTATTTAATAATTATCATAATATCGAAGAACATTGTGGATGGTGTGATCAAACAGAATCTAAAGAAATGCCTACATCACAAGCAATGGCGGGACAAATTAAAGAATTAGCTAAAGCCATTAGAGGAAAAGATAAGCTCTCAATTGAAGGCGCAGCTTCGTTAGTAGCTAAAAAACAATATGATAAATTAGCACCTTACTTAGATAAGATGTCAGAAGATGCACGACAAAGTATTCTAATGGTTTTGATGACCGATCAGAAAATTGCTAATTCGGTTATGAAGAAAATGAAAACCGAAGAATATGATACATGTGAAATCCCTTCTCACAGATTCATTCTTGCTGAGATGTATAAAAAATATCAAGGAATGACATGGGGAGAAATTGGAGAGAGATTAATTAAAAATACAGAACGTAGATTGGTTTCTCTTGCTTATGCTACTAAGATGGGAACAATTGACGCACCCTCACCTGAAGTTCAAAAATTAGCAGATGAGTGTGAGTTGGAAGATTTAGAGAAAGCTTCAAAAACATTCATTGAAGATGATTCAGATTTAACAGAACAATTAGAGAATGAAACCATCGATGAAATTGTCAGAGTTTATAATTCTTTTAACGAAGACGAACAAGCAGCAGTTGATGCTCTTTTCAATCAAAATTTGGATGAAGATGAATTGCTAGCGGAATTACCAGATGCCATCACGAGGCCAGTTGACAGTTGGAAGCAGAGAAGGGCTCAGAAAGATGCCGATAAAAGGCGGAACAGGGAAGCTAAAGCACAACAACATGATAAGAATGTTTCCGATATTGCAGATTTGAAAAAGAAAGATGCTGAAAGGCAGGCCAAAAAGGGCCCTGGTTTATTAAAAAAGGCGTGGAATAAAGTCACCAAAGACAAGTTGGGTAAGAAGCAGAAAGAAGATCCGAAGAAGAAAGAAGATCCTACTGCAGCCGCAAGGGAAAAACAAGATGCCGCGGAAAAAGGTGCGAAGGATTCATCTGATACAGCTACGGCTATAAAAAAAGATAAACCGATTGCAGATCCGAAAAAGAATGATAAGGGAAAACCAGTACAAGATGATCCCTCTCTTAAACAGGGTGTAAAAACTTCGACAAGAGGAAAATTATT